CCGAGTGGGCCGCCGAGAGTTCCCATGGTTTGAGTCGTCTCAAATCCCGCACCGATCGAATCGAGGAACTTGAACGCGGTTTGCCGGTCGAAGATGCCAGACATCTGGACGTCCGAGATACAAACCCAAAAAGCTTCCCGAGGGAACTTCTCTTGCAACTTGCGGCAAATTTGAAAGCGCGTTTCACCTCGGACATCATCCAAGCGGTTCAGGATTTCCCGAGGAATGGAACCTTCCTTTGCAAGGTAATTGTACTCGGAATCAAATGGCTCCGACGGTTCAACCTCGCCTCCCGGCCACTGGCGGATAACATCCGAGAGAGTAATTTCGTGGGAGCCCCACCGCTCAAGCATAGGGTGTTCGCCAGAGAAGCTCGCGACGATTGAGAAGCCAAGGCGGTATTTCAATTTGCACCTCCCATCAAAGCCTCAACGAGGAGCCAAAGGATTGGGAGCAAAAGAGCATTCAACGCGACGAACGCGAGAAATGCGCGGAGTTTAGATGATTTCTTCATGTTTGAAATGAAGCCATTGATTGGCTTGCGGAGGTAGATTGCGACGGGATGCGGTCCTTTGCAACTCAAAACGACAGAAAAGGGAAAATAAATTTCCGGGTTTACTTTGCGTGGCAAAGTGAAGGGCATGGCGAAGGGTAAGACATTGGACGTCCAAGGGGTTAACCAGGAAGGAAGGAAAGGGAAGGTTGGGAGGCCTCTAATTCCTGTTTCAGAGGCTGATCAAAAAAAAGCCCTAGAAGCTTGCAAGCTTGGGATTCCCCTTGAGCGGGTAGCTATCCTCTGCGGATTCCCAAGCGGTAACGCTGGCCGCTGGCATGACTTCCTGAAGCGTAATCCAAGCTTTGCTGATCAATTGGAGAAAGCCCGATTGGAAGGGGAGTTAGAGTTATCCTCGGTTGTTCGCCAATGTGGCAATGGCTGGCAAGGAAGCGCATGGCTATTAGAAAGGACAAGAGGCTACGTTGCCAGGGCTCAATTAGACCATACAACCAAAGGAAAAGAATTGTCAGTTAGCGGTAGTTTACTGGGGGCATTCGGTGGTGGAAAGTAATGCAATAGGCCGCTATTGTAGTAGCCGCTATTTACATAGAGGTCCGATGGATAGAGGTCCAATGCATAGAACCACGGGGTAGGGGGGACCCCCACGAGGGGGGTGGGGTGATACCTGATACCCCCTCTCCCTACCCGCCACAATTTTATGGCAGTCAAGCAAATTAAGCGCAAGAAATCCCCTTCACTCGGCATGGGTTCGCATATCCCTGCTTGGAAGCAGCGGAAGCTCTTGGAGGAGGCGCAGCAGCTCTCGAACTTCCCTGAGATGATGCTTGGCCTACGCGATACCTATGCGTGGCAGAAGGCGGTGTTGGGGGCTCTGAACGAGAAGCACTCGAAGGTCGCGTTGAAGGCTGCGAACGGCTCTGGCAAGACGAGCATGGTGGCGGCGTCGGCTGTCATCTGGCACATGCTTCGCTGGCCGGGGAGTCTGGTGGTGTGTACGGCTGGTGTGTACCGACAGGTGGCGGATGCGTTGTGGCCGCATCTGCGGAAGATGATCAATGGGTTGGGTGGCGAGGAGAACGGTTTCTCGATCAAGGATGGCGAGATCCGCTATGTGTATCCGAGGTTGGTTGATGGCCAACAATTGGTGAGTCGCTGCATCGGGTTCAGCGCGAGCAATCCGGAGAAGGCTGAGGGCTGGCATGTGCAGGGTCCGAGCAATGACTTGATGTACATTGTGGACGAGGCGAAGGCGGTTCCGGATGGGATATTTCAGTCGATGGAGCGGTGCCAGCCGACGCGGACGCTGCTGATGAGCAGCCCTGGTGGCAGCAGCGGGTACTTCTACGATGTGTTCCGGCGGAATGATGGCAAGTGGAAGACCTTTACCGTTACCGCTTTCGACTGCCCGCACATCCGGAAGGAGTGGATCGACGATCAGTTTGCGAGGTGGGGCGAGGGTCATCCGCTGGTTCGCTCGATGATTTATGCGGAGTTCATGGAGGACGATGGGAGCTTGACCGCTGTGAGGACTGCTGATTGGCAGAAGCTGGTTAGTGGCCCACCCAAGGAGGACACCGAGGGGCATCGCTTGACCGCGGGTTGCGATTTCTCAGCCGGCGGGGACGAGAGCGTGATGGTGGTGCGGCAGGGGAACACGGTGAAGGGACTGATCCGCTGGCGGGACAAGGACACGATGGCGAGTGTGGGGCGGTTCATCAGTGAGTTCAGGAAGTGGAAGCTCAAGGCGGAGGACATCTACGCGGATGTGGGTGGTATGGGTGTGGTGATGTGCGATGCGCTGAGAGCGGAGGGGTGGGACGTGCGGCGGGTGAACTTCGGGGAGCGGGCGATCCGGGATGATCAGTTCGTGAACAAGGCCGCGGAGATGTGGATCGAGTTCGGACGGATGGTGGAGGAGGGGACAGTGAACCTGGGGCCGGTGGGTACGGATGAGATATTGCTCCAGCAGTTCGTGAGTCGGAAGGTGCGGACTAATGGGAAGGGCAAGCTGACCCTGGAGGGGAAGGATGAATTGCGAGCCCGCGGGGTGAATAGTCCGGATAGGGCGGACGCGGTGGTACTGGCCTTCTGCGGATCCGGGGGGAAGCGGATGGATGATTACATGAAGGCTCTGGGCGAGGATGGGAGGAGTTTGCTGGAGCGGATGGAGGATGAGCTGGGGGCGATTGAGGGGGATGGTAAAGGGTCTGCGCTTGCTGGTTGTGATGTTGGGGGATAGGAAAGGGGGAGGATTTTTATGATGAACGACAAACAGCGGAACTCGTTACAGGGCCAGATAGTCGAGGCTGTTGGCCAACGTAGTCCGTGGGAGCTGCGGCAGACGAGGTGGTATGAGTTGCGCCATCATGGGTTGCGCCGGACCAATAAGCCATGGCCCAAGGCCGCGGATCTGCATTGGCCGCTCATCGATACGGCGATCGAGAAGCTCAAGCCGCTATTCCTCCAGCAGGCACTGGGTATGGATGTAGTGGCCAGCTTCGTTCCGATGCGCCAGCAGTTGAATGCTTACACACGGGTGGCTGAGGACTGGTTCAATTACAAGATCCGGGACAAGACCAACTTCGTGGATGAGGTGCTGAGTTGGGTCGATTACACCCTGATGAGCGGGCGCGGGGTGATGAAGTGCTTCTGGAATCCGGGTGATAAGCGGGTGGGGTTCGAGGCGGTGGACCCGATGTATATCGTGGTGCCGGCGTATACCACTGATTTGCAGGATGCGGACTGGCTGGTGCATGTGATGCCGATGAGCGTCAATGCGTACAAGCGGATGGCCGGCCAGTTTGGTTGGAAGGCGGATAACAAGACGATCGAAAAGATCCGGGGGAACCCGCAGGAGGATGATAACATTCCGGGGGCGGCGACCGAGAATGATGCGAAGCAGTTGCGTGAGGGTATCACCTATACCACGAACACCGATGGCGTGATTATTTGGGAGGTTTATCGGAAGCGGGATGACGGGGTGTGGGAGGTTTATCTCTATAGCCCCGCGGCGGTGGATCTGGATCTGCGCGATCCCATGGAACTGCCCTATGACCATGGCCAATGTCCGTTCGTGGATTTCCCGTATGAGATCAAGGACAAGGGTTGGTTCAGCCCAAGAGGCGTGTGCGAGATCCTGGCTCCGTTCGAGCTGTCCATGACCTCGATGTGGAATCACAAGCATGATGCGATGACCCTGTACAACCGCCCGCTGTTCCGAGCGGAGCGGGAGTTGCCCAATAGTATCAACCTGCGGTTCCAGCCGGGGCAGATACTCCCCTACGGTGTTGCCCCGGTGCAGATGCCGCAGCCTCCGGTGAGCTTTGATCAGGAGCTGAACCAGACGCGAGCGGTGGCGGAGAACCGGATCGGGAGTCCGGATTATGCAATGGGGAGCGTGATGAGTGGAGGTAGCGACCGGCGCACGGCGACTGAGATTCAGAGCATCAACGCGCAGGCCATGCAGAGCGGTGATCTGCGGGCGCGGTTGTTCCGAATGGCTCTTGGCAAGCTGTACCGGCAGGCTTGGAGCCT